ATGATGTAGTTAATACAAATAATTGGTTAAAATTTACCAATGATGATAATCATATAAAAAATCATAATCGTGAAAAACATCAGACATACTTTTATGAAATCGCCAGAAGTAAATATGACGCTGACGCTCCCAATTATTCTAATTATATGAGTCCTATACACTATTTATATAATTTTACTGATTCAGCTAACACACATCTGATAGGCGAAACTAGTTATACTATTGATGATAATGAGAAATTACATATTGCGGATATCAATGAATTATTAACACATTGGCTCTATAGAGACTATAAACATATACCCTCTATTAATAATGATAATTATACGTTTTTTACACCTGATATAATTAATAATATTAGTATAGATTTCGATGAAACAAATAGATTGGCTAAAAAGGACTTTACTTATTTTAATAAGATACAGCCCTTTTTACATCATAATAATAATATTGAAGGGGTATGTTCTTACAGTTTTTCACTTAATCCGGATAAATATCAGCCAAGTGGGAGCTGTAACCTAAGTAAAATTAAAAATATACGATTTGAAATAGATCTAAAAAATATTTCAAATGAATTATCTAAAACAGAAAAGTATAAATACGACGTCAATATCTATATGAAATACTATAATGTTCTTCAGATTAAATCGGGTATGGCTGAATTACTATTCAAAATTTAAAATTCTCTTTAATATAACAATTTTATACTAAAGATTATAACATTATTATATAATAAATGACTGGAGTATTACTTCAATTAGCTGCTATAGGAAATGAGGACGTATTTTTTACTGGAAATCCTCAAATGTCATATTTCAAATCTGTTTTCAAACGTCATTCTAATTTTGCGATGCAGAATATAAATGTAGAATTTGAGGGTTCGAAATCTTTAAATTATGATGCTCCCACTATTTTATATGCAAAAATACCATCATATGGAGAATTACTAAAAGGTCTTAATTTTGAGTTTACTCTTCCTAGTATCACAAAACCGTTTCCGGTTAAATGGATTCAAAATATAGGATCTGCTATAATTAACAATGTCAAATTATTTATAGGCACTCAACTTATTGAGACTATAGAAGGTGAATATATCCATATTTATAATAATATTAATCGAACGGCTGAACAGCTAAAAGTTTATAATAAAATGACAGGACATATTCCCGAATTGAATAATGGCTATTTAAATTTAGAAAAGGATTATCCAAAATATGACCCATCGATTAAAAATATGCCTAATACTCCTGAAACGCGTATAGTTGTCCCATTACCGTTTTGGTTTAATAAATATGATGGACAAGAGATTCCTCTAATTTCATTAAATAAAATACCTGTTAAGTTAGAAATAGAGTTGAAACCTATAAAACAATTATATTTTGTAGGTATTAATGAAAGTATAAACGTTTTACCCTCAAAGGATTTAAATGGTAATATAATTAATACCCAGGTAAATAGTAAAATAGAGAGAGTAAAATTTACGCGCCCTACTAATTTAATTCATAAGATAGACCCATGGTTACTTAAACCCAGATTAGATGTAAATTATGTATATTTATCAAAAGAAGAGACAGTGTTATTGAAAAATTTTGAACATCGTTATTTAATTGAAAGAGTAAGTAATATTGAATTTATAGGTAATTTAAATGAAGCAACCTTACAAGTAGAATTATTTAATCCAACTAAAGAATTATATATTGTTCCTAAAAGAGACGACTCCCTGATGAATAACCAACACTCTAATTATACTATATATGACGATTTGGTCGATATAAATAATGTCACAAAATATCAAAATAATTTATATAAACTTTGCTACGATTATTATGGGAAAATAATAACTAAACATAAAGAACTCACTGCACAATTTAATGAAATGCTTAATAGCACTTTACCATTATATAATGGCGTCACTCCTGATGATAAAAATAGTTATAAACCAAAATCATTACCCGAAGGTATATCGCCTCTTTATTATTATGGATTATTCCGAACAAATAGCCCGCAAGATATTGATCCAGTTATAAACGATGTTGATAATAAATTTATATTTGAAATAGAAGGCGGAATTATACCATATCCTGTTATAATTAAAACATTGGATAAATATGAAGTGACAAATATTGATCACGATGAAATTAATCTCATACATTCTACTATTAAAAAAGTTTCTAGAAATCAAGCTCCTAATAATAATGATTTGACTAATCTTGTAAATCAATGGAAATTTAGAGAATCTGTTGATATACCAATGATTAATAGTTCTCATTACGACTATTTCACCGAAAATATTGTTAAATCTCTTGAAATAAAACTTAATGGCGATGTTCGCTTAGGTAATAAAGACTATAATTATTTTCATAAAATCCAACCATATAAACATCATACTGGTATCCTTCCTAAAGGCGTTTTAATGTATAGTTTTTCTATTGAGCCGGAAAAGTTTCAGCCTACTGGAGCATGTAATTTCTCTAATTTTGAATCGATCGAATTATTATTTAATCTTAAATCAGCTCTTAATAATGAAACATTTAGTAAAAAAAATATGAAATATGATATTAAATTATATACAACTGCCTATAACATTCTTAAGATTGATAACGGAGAATGCCAACTTCTATTCAAAACGTAAAAATTTATTATTTTCAATTAAATCGTAAAAATTACTTAGTTGTGTGTCTGTAAAATGATGACACCAGTTATCAAGTCCGGCATAAGTTCCATATTCTTCTGGATTATTTTTTAAAATGTCATTAATGTGCTGTGTCCATTTATTATCCTCTTTTTTAGTCACGTTTTTCATTTCATTGTCTTTCATTTCATTTTGAAAGTATCGTCTAATATAACCACATAGTTCATAAGAGGATTGCTGGTTACCATTTCGCCACAAATCATTAGGCCTCTTATAATAAAGCCCAGGCATATATGGCTTACGATGAATTGATAATTCTTCAATATGTGAGAATGCACGAATATGTGTTTTATCTGTAGAATTAAGATTATCTGTTTGTTTATTCGACATTTATGTGTTTAAATTTAACATTGTAAATTATTATCAAATTTAAATATATTATACCGTATAATGCTTAATTATATTTCACAATATTAATTAAATTAAGCAGTAATTTAATTAATTGTTAATTTAAAGCAGTATACCTTTTAAACAATATTTATCCAAAAGGTGTGGTATTAATTATTAATTTTAATGTGTAATAAACGAATATAAATGATAAACCCAATGCTATAACAAGGTAATATATTGTAGGATAAACCAGAATTGTGGTTATTAATAACTCTAGGACTTCTAAATATAGTGATACTAAATTATTAAGCACACATAACATTACAATAACACAGTCGTGTATAATTAAAATAGAAAGTATCTGGACTATAAGGGATGTATCTATCATAATATTACTTAGTTAATATGTTTTATATAGTTACTGCCATCTGTAAAAAAATATTAATTTTAGTATTACAGGTCTATTTATACTACAATCCAAGAATCTGGATTAAAATAATGCTTGTTAAATACAGCATTATGGAGATAAGAGCTATTTCTAAACTGATTATTAAATCCACCTGCGTTTGCTACCATAAACCCATCTACTGAATAATCTTTAGCGCCTCCGTTTCCAATAAGAGACAATGTATCCCACGCATTAACTACTACACCCAGATTGGTATTTGTAGTAAGATTATCAAGTCCATTCATTACGTTACCCTCTTGATTGCCTTCTTTAAGAACAAACTGTCCACAGGAATTAGCAAAATTACGAAGAACAGTCATATGGCTTGTGTCAAACTCAGCCGGATTAAATACACAAAGATGCAACTTAGATTTATCTGGAATAGAAGATACTGTATTCATAATTGCCCTAATGATAAGTTCAATACATTTGTTTTTTTGGGCAATATTAAGAGATTTTAGATAACATCCCGCACCAATAAATGGAACTTGGATAGTTGCGTCAGGAAGATTATTTTTACGAGCCATATCAAGAGAGGCTGTAATAATAGTATTAAATATCTCAAATTGGCGGTCATAGTAAGGGTCAAAATTATTACGAGCGAAATGTCTATTCATCATCAGATAATCTGGAGTAGTTCTGGACTCCAAGTTTACACCCCAGATATGAAGCATATGCATAGTTTTTTCGTATGACGTATTCGAACGAAGATTTGGAATATTTGGGTCGCCAATATATTTTACAGGACCTCCAATAGCATATCGTGTATTACTAATATCCTCAAAATTTTCCATAATATCACTTTTTGAATATTTCATAATATTTGTAGTCTTTGTCCAACTAAATAGATCATTTCTTTCCTCTCCAAAATATACAGGGACGCGATGCTTGATAGCACTTAGCAGATTATCCCGAGTTCCTTTTTGAGTAGAGGGAATATAAATTTGCGGAAGCTCCAAAGGTGACCTTTCGCCGAGACGATTATCTCTAATTTGTTTGTTCCTGATAGTTCTTACAAAATTGAAATGTGCATCGTCGTGGTAAAACTTAAATTTGTAAATATTGAGAACCTCTTCCAGAGGCTGATTGTATTGATTATCGACGTCTTGTGTATAGGCCATATTAGTTTTCAATATATAAAACTTAATATAATATTATCAAATTTTATATTGAGATAGTTAAATGAACTATATGAAAACCATATAAAAATTTTATATGGTTATTTTACATGTATTGGTTGTGTCTTATTTGTGACCATGAAAACGCGTTTTCACCAGGGCTGACCAATGATGAGGGGCAAAGCCATTGTTCCAAATGTCGACATTATAATATTATTGGGCTCCCATCGAATCGTAGGTACGATATTTTACTTGATAAATATTTAACTGTTAATGAAAAAATATCTCAGTTAAAAATCAGTGACGAAATAATTCCCAGGTATAATATTACGCATAAATTTTTTGAAGAGTGTTGTACTTGCCATAATATTCCAGTATCACGAATAAATCTACTACATTATATTAAATGTAGGATGCAATACACCTCAAAAAATACCTGGGATAATTATTACAGAAAAACATGTAATAAAAAATATAAAAAGCTTATCAGTAATAAATTTAAAAACCTCATAATACCCAGACCACTTAGGTTAATATCGAGTTATTTATAATCACATTTACTATCAATATATTTAACAAGATATTCACAGCCATAGCTACTTTGATCACTGCATTTAAGAAGCTGTTTCTTTAGAGTATCACAGTCGTCTTTATAACCACTGGTATCACTATTAACAATTTCATTATTATCTCCACCCGAACCAGAGAAAGCCTCTCTGGCTATTTGGCTACCAGCCCCAAAGGAAAACCCCTGAAACATTGCTGAAAATACTGAATTTATACCGATACCAGATTCTTTAATGGGAGTTGAGGGAGGAGGAGGAGTAGAACGAGATTTCTTTCTAACGGAGTTAAATCTATGTTTAGGGCGAGTTTTATAAACGCGCGGCATTATATATATATGACATATTAGTTTTATATATATATAATTTATGCTATCATTGGTGCCTTAATTATAGACTGGGGTAAGTAATTTTCTATGACAAAATCATCTATTTTGTAATCATCTATTGATTTTTTAGGTGGACCTAAAATATTCAATTTAGGCGAGTCACATGGAGTTCGTAATAATTGAGTTTTCACCGCTTCGACATGCTCAGAATAAATATGCGCATCACCTATATTTATATTAACTTTATCTGGTTTACATCCAGTTAAATGACAGAGTATATATGTCAATGCAGACGTAGATGCTATATTAAAAGGTATTCCTAAAAACATATCACCCGACCGTTGATACATTTGACAAGATAGATGTTTCAGGCCATCTTCATCAATTCTTACATAAAATTGATATAGAACATGACAAGGGGGTAGGCACATTTCCGGTAATTGGGTCGGATTCCACGAACTCATTATCATTCTTCTAGACATCGGGTCATTTTTAATTAAATCAATAATTTCTTGTAACTGGTCTACCCCTTCATTTTCGTAGGATTCATTCATCCCTTTATACGTGGCATTAAAATGCCTCCATTGATATCCATAAATTGGCCCACAATCTCCTACTTCGTAATTATTAAGACCACGTGAATCTAAAAATTCGCGAGAAGAATTACCATCCCATATTTTTACCTTATCATTATTAAGATCACCCGCGTTAGTATTTCCTTTTAAAAACCATAATAGTTCCTTTATAACTCCATTCCAATACACCCGTTTAGTTGTAAGTAATGGAAAATTCTCCGAAATATCAAATTCCATATTTACACCAAATTTAGATATTGTTTCTGAATTACGAGTGCTTCTTTTATCGCCATTAAATAATACATTTTCTAAAGCAGACAAGTAAGTTGATTCATTAGAATAATTTAAATTGGGATTTATTAGCCTTAATTTATTATCGGCAACTGTTAGGAATTTTAAGGTATCGGAATATTCAGTCGACACATTAGAACTCATTGTATTTGAATATATATTATAGGTAAAATCTAATTTAAGCTTGTCTTTAGTTTCTAAAAGAACAGCGTTATTATTAAAGTGTTTATTTGAACCTAATTTAGCATAATTATTACCGTAATCTGGGAAAAAAGTATCTGCATTATTACAGGCGTGATTATTTATCTGTGATATAACAAGATAATCTAATAAATTATTATCTATAAAATACTTGTATATAGAACTTCCTCCACAAATAAACATATTATCGTAATTATGATCTTGGTCTTCTCCGAATTCCAATA